AAAGTAAAACAATATATAATAAAATAAAAAAATATAATAATATAATTAATTATAATAATATAAATAATTATAATGGCAGATACATTAGACATTTCTTCATTATTAAAAGCATTAGATAATGATAATAATGAAAATATTATGGACTTGGATTTAGATAAAATACAAAAAATGAAGCATAATATATTATCCGAATTAGATTTAACAGACGATAAATATAATTCTATGATGAATTCCTTGAGAGAATATAAATATATAGATGAAATTCCAGATTTAGATTATGGCCACTATATTAGGTGGATATCATTAAAAAATCCAGCAAATATTAAATTAACAAATGGGGGAATCTTATGTGATATTAAGGTTAACGACCAAGTCTCATTATTATGTAAAACCAATTCAAACCGTTTTTTTCAAATTAAACTGGATGAGTGTTTAGTATTTCAGAAATTATCGGAACAAGAAAAAATTATATTGAATGTAATAAATTATTTGAAGTGAAATATTATATTTTACATATACAATGGATTTTAAAACCTATGTTATTAATTTAGATACAAATAAGGATAGGTGGGATATGCAATCAAAAGAATTAAACAATGTCGGTATTTGTCCCGAACGTTTTTCTGGTTATAGATACAACAATATTGATAAACAAGAAATATTAAATAAATTTGGTTTATTTTATCACTTTTCGTCTGATTCCATGATAGGATGCGCTTATAGTCATTTAAAAGTTTTAGAAAAATTTTTAAAAACAAATGATAAAGCTTGTTTGATATTAGAAGATGACGCATATCCAAAATTTAAAAATAAGAATGAATTAAATATTTTACTTAAAAATATTTATGATAAAATATTAATTGACCAATGGGATATATATACACTACATAGTGATGGTTTTATTAATGATACATTTTACAATTTTAAAAATATATTATCGATGAGCAATGCAGCATATTTTATAACAAGACAGGGTGCTATAAATGTATTAAACAAACAACAATACACACACTGTGATTTAAATATTAATATAAATAATTTATTTGGTAATACAATAAAAAAAATACATAAGATAAATTTATTTTATACTAAAGAAGAGTTACTATCAGATAACAGAAAAAATAATACTCAATATAGCATCTTGGATTTAATAATATCTAAAACAATAATGAATAAAAAATTATTACGCGGAGAGAAGGAATGGAAACACATAAGAAATCATACATTTATAAATATTCCGTTTTTTAACTATAATTTATCAAATAGTAAAGTGATTAAAGAACTATTTCTTTTATATTTCATTTTAATAAATATTAAATACCCATCTAAAAAAAATAATTTTTTATTATTTATAAGTATGTTATTAAAAATTGATAATAAAATTATTAAACTTTAATATTTGATGAATTATATAAATCATTTTTTATTTTTTATTCTTTTTTTATTCTTTTTTGTTATTTTTTTTGTTAATTTTTTTTTTAATAATAAAAATTTTGGATTTTTTTTACAAGTAAATTTAAAACTATTAAATTTTTTTTTCTTTAAAACACTATTTGTACATATAGGTATTGATTCTTTTTCATTATATTTATTAAATTTATTTATGGTTTTAATACATCTACATAATTTTGTAATTAATATTTTTTCGGCTTTATTTTTAATTTCTGATTTTTTTAATTTTTTATCATCAATATTATAGAACTTAAGTATCTCTAAATAATCTTTATTAGTTAAATTCATTAATAATATATGTTTATAAATTTTTTATAAATTTATAAATATATAATATGATTAATAATATAATATGAACAATAATATCATCAACAACAAAATTGTTGTTTTTGATTTAGATGAAACACTTGGTTCTTTTACCGAATTAGGAATATATTGGGATGCATTGGAAAGTTTTTATGGATTAAACATGCCAGATGATGCATTTATAACATTATTAGATATATTTTCAGATTTTTTAAGACCAGATATTATTAATATTCTCAAATTTATAGTAGATAAAAGGGACAAAGGTGAATGTAAGAAAATAATGATATACACAAATAATAATGGACCTGAAAGTTGGATTAAATTAATATGTGATTATTTTGATAAAAAATTAAATACCAATGTTTTTGACAAGATAATACGCGCATTTAAAATAGACGGAGAAATTGTTGAAATTGGTAGGAAAACACACAATAAAACAGTTGAGGACTTAATTAATTGTAGTAAAATACCAGATAATACCAAAATTTTCTTTATAGATGATCAAGTTCACCCAGATATGGAACACGAAAATGTATATTATATAAAAATAAAACCCTATAATTATACTTTACCTTTTGATGTTATGGCACAAATGTATTATAATAACGAATATCACAATATTAATAAACACAGCAATGAGGAAGAGTTTATAAATACAATTGTTAGAATAATGAAGCGTTACAATTACGAAGATAAATATATAAATGAAATGGAAATAGATACAATTGTTAGCAAACAAATAATAAATTATTTGAAAGACTTCTTTTATAAGAAAAGATATAAAACAATAAAAAAAAAACATAAAACAAATAATAAATTAAAAAAGAAAACATTAAAAAGATAAATAAATAAATTATTTCGTTTTTGCTTCTTGAATTAGTGACAATCTTTTTCCAAAATAACCTGCGTGTTTAACATTATCAAAGAATATCTGCGATATAGTAGTAGTAAATACTAAAAGATATCCACACATAAAAATAATATCTTTATCGAATTTAGTAATGACTTTTAATTTAGAGAAGGGGTTAAATTGATATAGTATATAAAAAGATGTAATATACGTTATTAAGCTATGAAAATAATTTATGTAATCTAAGTTTATATTAAATACACCGGTAAACGCAATAGCAATAATTGAATGATAAATATAAAATATAATTATTATAATTTGCTGATATAAAGGATATTTAAATAAGTCTAACATTTATAAATTATACAAATATTATTTTATTAACACATTTTATTTATTTCATTAACACATTTTTATTTATTTCATTAACACATTTTTATTTATTTCATTAACACATTTTTATTTATTTCATTAACACATTTTTATTTATTTCATTATAAATACTTAAGGTTCGTGCACTACTATCGGATGCTTCAATAAAATTTGGCATCCAAAAATAAGGGATATTGTTAGATGTGTTAGGGTAGTATAATTCATACAAAATACGATAATATAGTTGCTCGTCAGTCAACGGTTTATTGTGGTCGGTCCATTCTGGTTTACAAATGAATGCTGTATTATTAATGTATTTTTTTATATAAGCTAATTTATCTTTAATAATTTGAAACCAAGAACCATTATCTCCTGAAATCCCATCACTAAATGCTTCTTTTGTTCTCCAAAGAATCTCTTGGGGTATTAAATCGTTATAAACAAAGTTAAACGATTCACGCAATAATTGTTTTTCACAAATGTCGGTTGATTCGTTGGATAGCGGGTTTCTGTGTTTAATGGGAATACTTAAATAATAATTAACAAATGTTTTATCCAAAAATGGGGTTCTCGGCTCGAGACCGTGTGACGAGATACATCGGTCGGAGCGCAAAACGTCAAATGTATGCATATTATTTAATAATCTTTTACATTCTTTATCAAAATCCATATCACTTGGTGATTTTAAAAAATATAAATAGCCGCCCGTTAATTCGTCGCTTCCATCACCATTAAAGACCACTTTTAAATCTGTATGGTTAGATATGTATTTACCTATTAAATAATTTCCTACACTTGCGCGCACCGTTGTAGTGTCGTAACTTTCAATAGATTTTATCACTTCTGGTATAGAATCAAAAAATTCATCTGGTGTAAGTATAATTTCAGTATGATCTGTTTTTAAATGTTCCGAAACAATCTTGGCATTTTTTAAATCATCAGAACCCTTCATCCCAATACTAAATGTTTTTAAAGTTCCTGGATAATATTTATTTACCAAAGCAGTAATCAAACTACTATCTAAACCACCAGATAGCAAACAAGCGATGGGCCGCTCAGTTGTTCCTACTACGCGTTTCTTTACTGCTTCTTCTAAGTAATAAACTATATTCTTATAATATTCAATATTATTGTTCGAATTAAAAGGATATAAGCACGTAGATGGTGCGGAAATATTAAAATATTTTTTATTAATTATATTGGCGTTCCATTCTGAATTCACCATGTGAGTTTTACTATAATACGAATACGTTCCTGGTTCAAAAGGGTGAATATAAAAATTTTGTGCATCGCTGGGTTTATTATCATCCAGAGTTTTAGTCTGAACATAATTATCATTTTTTTTAACAAATAATAATTTTTTATTATTAATATTATTAATATTTAATAATGGAGATAATGATTTAATTTCTGAAGCAAAAGCAATAATTTTTTCATTAGTATACGTATCATTTTTGTCAATGTTTTGTGTGGAATACTTTATATTTATATTATTCGATTGCTTGTTATTATTATCAATTTCCATAACATATAATGGTCTAACTCCAAACGGATCTCTCGCAACAAATAATTTCGGTTCATCTGTAAACTTTGAAGTATCATATAATATAATTGAAAAGACACCGTCCAGCATGCTAATCGTATATTCGAACCCATATTTTTGATACATTCTAATAATTACTTCACAGTCGGAACCGGTGGTGGGGTCGATATCCATAATTGCATACAATGTTTTAAAATTATAAATCTCTCCGTTACACAATACTGTCACGTGATCAATTGTCATTGGTTGATTGGATTCCTTATCCAAACCATTGATTGCAAGTCGTTTAAACCCAAAAATAATAGAATCCGCATTATAAATTAGTTGCGAATCTTCGGGACCTCGTGCATTACCTTGATCAAAGGCGGTTTTTACTATTTTGGTATTAAATGTAGATTTGTTATTGAGAATAGTAAAAATGCCACACATAATCTAATAATATTATTAAATATAACTTTAGGTAGTAATAAAATATTATTTATGATATTATTTTATGATATTATTTTATAATATTATTTTATAATAATATAAGTATATTATAAATGACCGAAATAAATAACAAAGTATACTATAATCAAAACGAACGTGTAGATATTTTAAATAATCGTATATTTGATAGAAATAAACCGTCGGGTATTAACGAGACAAAATTTAGCGTAAGACCGGTATCAACAAAATACGATTTGATGTCTATTTATGATAGACGGGAGAAATCAAGTGTTCCTATAAAGAATAAACCATCAAGTGTAAATGAGACATTTAATCCAGGAACATATAAAGGTCCGTTTACCGGTTTTACTAATAATATTGACAACGAATCTATATTACGTAATCAATTTTTTGCTTTGCAAAATAATGAACAATCCGTTTATGTTCCATCTTCTAAAAGTGATATGTATGAGGTAAATGTTAAAGGTTCTGATGTGATACAGCCATTCCAAGATTTATTCGAAGAACAAAATTTAGCATCTTTTAATCCTAACCCAGATAATGAAAAAGTAGGTTTTAATGTCTTTAATAATTTTACAAGACAACAGGTAAAAAATGTTTAATTACTATATCTATAAATATATAGTAATTTAATGGATATTGATAATAGCCAGATTAATGATAAGAACAATAATATAGATGAGAACAAACAGGTTAATGATTTGACATTGAAATATTTATCAAATAAATGTTACACTAATAGTGTAAACCAAGCAATAAATAATAACGAAAATAATATAGCATCTAATGAAAGTAAAATAAATAACAAGGAAATTAAATTTTACAGAAAAAGGATTATGAATTTTACAAAAACTATGTTGCGCGAAGAAATAGATTTGAAGGACATAAATAGTAATATTAAAGAATCATATTATGAATATGTAAATGTGTTAATAGAAAATTTTAAAATGAATGATAGACGGGATGTAATACAAGCAGAATTTAAAAATTTTAGTAATGATATAAGTATGTCTAATAATATACAAAATGATATTAATAATTTAGAAAATATAAACGATATAATATTTCAAAATAAAAAAATTGCATCTACGATGGATAATTTTGTAGTTAAATCAGGAAATAAAAAAGAAATTAAAATATATCCACAAGAAAAAACAATAAATTTAAAAGCGAAACATTTAAGAGTTAAAGGAATAAAAACCAATAAAAATGTGTCAAATAAATAAAAATATATAAAAATATATAAAAATATATAAAAATATATAAAAAATAAATAAAAATATATAAAAATATATAAAAATATATGACAATAAAAGAAAAATCTATATAAATATTAACTGATGAGAACAAAAAAAAAACAACATAATAAAAATAAACATCATAAACATGTAGCTCCTTGTATGAAAAAACAAACGAAAAGTAAAACTATTAAATTAAATTGCAGTCCAAACGTAAACCATGATAAAGATTTTACATGTTATAATAGTGATTCGTTAATAAAATTAAGAGATTTGTGGAATGGGCGACATCCAGATTTATTAATAGAAAGTAACGATGATAGAGAAATATGGAAATCATTAAAAAATTATATGTCAGATGTTTGTAAAACCGAAAAATGTTGGCTAAAACAAAATTTTGCCTCAAATAATCTAACAGACGAGTTAAAGAACTATACTTTTGTACCAGACACACCAACTAAATGGAAAGAAAATAAAAATGAATGGTTAAATAGTTTAGATATTGAAAGGGTAATGAAACAGTATGAAAAAAAACATAATAATTTTGATTTCTTGGGACCTTCACCAATTGATTTTAATAAAAAAATATCAGACAATACGTGTGTTTGGGAAGAGTTATGTAATTTTGATTTAAAAGAAAAATTATTAAAAAATAAAACAAAAATAGGTATAATTTTTAATACGGATCCGCATTATTTGGGTGGTTCTCATTGGATATCAATGTTTATAGATATAAATAAAAAATTTATTCTGTTTTTTGACAGCACCGGCGACGATGTTCCGAAAGAAATAAAACAATTTATAAAAAAAATAAAGAAACAAGGTAATGATATAGGAAAGAAATTTAAAGTGTATATTAATAAAAAGAAACATCAAAGGGGTAATTCTGAGTGCGGTATGTATTCTTTACATACCATAATAGGTTTATTAGACAATGAACACGATGTTAACTTTTTCTTAAACTATGATATTCCTGATAAAAATATGGAAAAATTAAGACAAATATATTTTAATTAATATAAAACTACTATTACTATTATTAGTATTAATATTAAAATGAATAATAGTAATATGTTTTTAATGAATAGTAATAAAGAAACATTATGGGAAATTATGTATCAAAATGGTTTTTTTTATAATATAAATAAGGAACCTGCTGATATAAAAGGGTATTTCGACACTGTGATGAATACAATCGAAAATGGTAATAAGAATATGTCTTTAGTTGAAAAAAATAAAAAGACTTTAATGGAAGTTAAATCATACGTAGATAATAATAAAAAATCTCAATTTGATGAGATAGTCACATCCGAACAAATAATTAAACAGAGGCAAGATAATTTTACAAACAATTTAAATCACAAAAAACGCGAATTCGATGATATTATAAAAAAGAATATACCAAAAGATGTTAATTTTTCCGATGAGAATGATGAAAATAGTGAAAGTGTAGATAAATTATTAGAAAAAGCAATAAAACGCCGCGAAGAATTAAATATAGTTATTACAAATAGCAACCCAAATATCAACCCAAATAGCAACCCAAATAGCAACCCAAATATTAATTTATTAAATATAGGNGAAACAATACATCATTTTGACAATGAGAATGTAGAATTAATTAAAGCAGAAATAGAAAGAAAAGGTGAAACACTCAATGATAAAGTATTAATACAAATAGATGAAAAGAATGACCAGATTATTGATTTATTAAAAGAAATATTAAATTTAATAAAGGATAAAGATGTAAATAAATAAAATAAAAAATAATATAATTTATAACTGATTATATTATTTATATGTTGATAAATAGATATTTATAATTTAAATTATTTTGCAAAAGGTTCATACTTATAAGTTTTATCTTTATTAAACTTAATCTCTCCAACTTGAACTGGTGCACCATCATAATAACTTTGTAATTTATAAACACCATTATTACTTTTATTAAAAGCATATTTAATTCCGTTGATCGTAATTACTTTAGCTTTCCATTTGATAACCATTTGATTTTGTGCCATTTCTTTATCATCTTCCTCTTTTTCGAAAGAAGGATTGTAAGAAAATTTATTAGGGTCATTAGAGTTAAATGTGAAGCATTTCAAATTTTGATTACCCTTTGAATGTAAGAAGCAATCGATGGATGACTCTTTCACGTTATGTAATATTTGATTTGTTAAATCCTCTTTAAGAGTGGATATTTCATATAATAATTCATCGCTCGACACGGGAGTCATATTATCAATTTTACTTT